GGAAGGCGAGGCGGGAGGGGGCGGCGGCCCCCGCCGGTCTGTGGTGTCCCGCCTGCCGCTGCAAGGTGGACGGCGAGCTGATCTTCTACAACGAGGCGTATCTTGCGCCGCTGGCGGAGGAGATCAAGAAAAGCGAATACATCTATTACACGGCGCGGCAGACCGAAGCGGGACAGCGGTATCTTGTGGTACATGACGGCATGGATGTGCTGGCAGCCATCATGCCCATGAACATTCTGAAAGAGGAGTACATCAACGATCTTGCGGAATTTCAGGCGCTCTGCATGGAGCAGTTCTACAAGGATAAGGAGCGCCGGGAGGCGGTTATCGAGGAGGCCGAGGACGACGCGGAGGACGCGGGGCAGATCGGCATGGAGGGTGTGGAAGATGGAGAATGAACGGGGCGCGGCGAAGTGGCACATCGCAAGCGTCAGTTGGGGCAAGGACAGCCTTGCCATGCTGTTGCTGCTGATTGAAAAGAGTTGGCCGCTGGACGAGGTAGTTTTCTACGACACGGGCATGGAGTTTCAGGCGATCTACGACACGCAGGACAGGATGTTGCCGGAGCTGGAGAGGCTGGGCATCAAGTACACAAGGCTGGAACCGGAAAACCCGTTCCTGTTCGATATGCTGGAAAGGCCGGTACAGAGCAGACAAAAGGGCGCACACAGAGGATATGGCTGGTGCGGCGGCCTGTGCCGATGGGGAACCACGGAGAAACTGAAAGCCATAGACAGGTATGCAGAGGCGCTGGGTGCGGAGGTCTATATTGGGATTGCAACGGACGAAACGCCGCGCTTGGCAAAAAAGAAAAAGCCATACAAGCTGCATCCGTTGGCGGAGTGGGGCGTGACGGAAGCCGCCGCTCTTGCCCGCTGTTATGAAAGCGGCTTTTTCTGGGAGGAAAGCGGCGTAAGGCTATATGATATTTTAGACCGCGTTTCCTGCTGGTGCTGCTGCAACAAGAACCTGCGGGAGCTGCGGAACGTGTACAGCTATCTCCCGGAATACTGGGAACGGCTGAAAGACCTGCAACGGAAGATCGACAGACCGATGAAAGGATGGTACAACGGCTTGCCGCGCGGCGTGTTTGAACTGGAGCAGCGGTTTGAGGCCGAAGCGATGGAGGAGACAAAAGATGGAGAATGAACGGGCCATTGAGATTTTAGACCCGGAACACCGGGAGGCGTATGAGAGCCTTGAACCGGTGAACGAGGCTTGCCGGATGGGCGTGGAGGCGCTGCGGCGGCGTGTGCCGGAAAGCCCATACCCTGACGGGGACGCGGGTGTACTGGCCTGCCCGTCCTGCGGGAGCGGCGAATACCTGCACAACGAGGACGGGAACCGCTGCCGCTTCTGCGGGCAATGCGGACAGGCGATTGACTGGGACGCGGAGGCAGAGTGATGAACTGCACTATTCTGCAAGGCGACGCGCTGGAGCTGCTGCGGACGCTGCCGCCAGAAAGCGTACATACCTGCGTGACCTCCCCGCCCTACTATAATTTGCGAGATTATGGAGTGGAGGGGCAGATCGGAAACGAGGGCAGCGTGGAGGAATACCTGCAGGCGCTTGTCGCTGTTTTCCGTGAAGTCCGGCGGGTGCTGCATCCGAATGGAACGCTGTGGGTGAACGTGGGCGATAGCTATGCTACCAATTCGGGGAGCCAGCCGCCGACGAACACCCGCAATTCCTGCGGACACACCGCAAAGCGCGTACCGCAGGGATACAAGAAAAAAGACCTGATCGGCATACCTTGGCAGTTGGCCTTTGCCCTCCGCGCAGACGGTTGGTATTTGCGGCAAGACATCATTTGGCAGAAGCCGAACTGTATGCCGGAGAGCGTAAATGACCGATGCACGAGGTCACATGAGTACATCTTCCTGCTGTCAAAGTCAGCGCACTATTATTTCAACGCGGCGGCAATCAGCGAACCAGTCACATCGGCCAAAGGAAACGCAAGGACGTTTCGCGGCGGCGGAGCCTATACCGGCGGTCGATCTCACGACAACAGCGCACAGGTGGAGCGTGAGAGCCACGGGAACAGTAAAAACAAGACGGGACGCAGGAACAAGCGGAGCGTCTGGAGCGTAAGCACAAACGGATTTCGCGGCGCACACTTCGCCACATTCCCGGAAAAGCTGATCGAGCCGTGTATTTTAGCGGGCTGCCCAGAGGGCGGCGTTGTACTTGACCCATTTGCGGGCAGCGGCACAGCAGGCGTGGTGGCCAAACGCATGGGGCGCGGTTTTATGGGATGTGAGATCAATCCCTCGTATGTAGAAATGGCCGCCAGAAGAATAGCGGAGGTGGAGTGATGGATTGCTACAACTGCAAAGCGAAAAGTGTTTGCGCGGCGGTGGTGCAGCCCGGCTCCGTGATATGTCTGATGAACCGCATGAGATACTGCGGGACACACGCAGAGGAAGAACCACGGCGACAGCAGGGCGACTATTGCCAGTATTGTGGGCATCGCCTGCGGGAGATCGGACGCGAGCGCTTCTGCAACAATGTGAACTGCCAAAACCGATATGTGAACGTATGAGGGTATGCCATGGATATTAAGTCTTTTAAGCCGAGGCAGACCGTGTACATCGTTGGAGACGCACGGCGGCCAAGAGATAAATTCTCCGCAGTAAAAGCGGAGGTCGCAAAGGTGGGCCGAAAGTATGTAACCATCAGCGGAAGATGGGGAGAACGGTTTCGGGAAGCGCACAACAGGGATATGCCGTATCTCATTGAGGAAACAGAGTATGGCTCACCGCGTCTCTTGTTTCCGTCGGAGGATGCTGTACGCGAGTACCAAGAACGTGAGGAACTGAAAGAGTGGGTGCGGGTTGCCGCTGGCTGGGACAAAATAGGCCGCTATACCCTCGAACAGCTCCGCGCCGTAAAGAAAATTCTGGAGGGATAAACCATGAGCGAGAAAAGCGCGGTATATGAGTGCGTAGACCGGGAGCATGACGCTTGGCGGTGCAGGGCGTGTGGGTACATCGAGAATTTCGAGGCGGACGGGCCGACGGAAAACGGCTGGCACTTCTGCCCCGGCTGCGGGCGGGAGATCATCGTGGAAGCGGTCAATCCGTGTCCGTTCGACAATGACAACTGTATGTGCCAATTCTGCGAAACGCCGTGCAACAACGGATTGAACTGCTCTGACTGCGCCCACGAGGGAAAAACGGTGCATGATGTGCTTCTCTGCACGGGCTTTAACGGGAGCATGGAGCAGTACACAGAAAACTGGAAGCGGAAGCAGATGGCGAAGTTGGGAGGCGAGCGGGAATGAAAGTGTATCTGGCCGGAAAGATCACGGGAGACCCGAACTACAGGGAGAAATTCGCGGAGGCGGCAAAGAAGCTGGAGGAGCGGGCCGGTGTGACGGTGATTTCTCCGGCGGTCACGCCGGAGGGACTGAAAAAGGCGGACTATATGCGCATCTGCTTTGCCATGCTGGAGAGCGCCGACACGGCGGCGTTCTTGCCGGATTGGGAGGACAGCCCCGGCGCACAGCTTGAAAAGCACTGGTGCGAGTACGTCGGGAAAAAGATGGTGTTTCTGATGGAGGGTACGGAATGATCGACTTCGAGGGCTACTATCTTGTGCCACCCGATCAGGTTGCGTACATCGAAACGAGGAGAGGTGGCGGGGATGCGCAATATGGGCTGTTCTTGGGCCTGTCCGGCGGGAAAGAGCTGGGCGTGTGGTACAGAACAGAGGAGGCGCGAAAAGCCGCTTATACGAAGCTCGCACGACAGGTCGAGATCGGGAAACGACAGGACAGGGAGGACATCTTGTATCGCCTGCGGTTGATCGAGGCGTGTATCAATAAGACGGATAAGCGGACGCTGCGCATCTGGAAGCAGCTCCAACAACTGCTGCATCTGGAAAGCGAGGAGACGGAATGAGCGGGAGAACAACAGAGCGTATTCTGAACGCGGCGGCAAAGGGGCTGCTGTTTCTGTTCCTGTATGTGATGCTCGACCTGTGCTGGATTGGCGCAGAATGCGTCTTTGAGGGCATCGTGCATGAAAGCAGGGTTGACGGTGTTGTGCTGGCGTGGCTCTGCTTGCTTCTCGTGAGAGAAATCGAGCAGTTTGAGCGGAAAATCAGAGGTGACGGACGATGAAGCCGCTGCTTTGCCGCTTGGGACTGCACAGCCCGTGCAAGACGGAATACATAGAGGTCACACGCCGCCGGAGCGACCGGCACGGCGGGAAGTATCACACAAATTACATCGTCTGCCGCAGGTGCGGGAAGCTGTGCTACCGGATGCGGCGGCGCAGGGAGAAAACGATATGAAATGTGAGCTATACCACGATAATTTCCAGAATTTCAAGCGGTACAATGTGCCGAAAGCCCAGCTTGTAATCGCGGACATCCCATACAACATCGGCGCGGATGCCTATGCCAGCAATCCCATGTGGTATCAGGGCGGCGACAACAAGAACGGGGAAAGCAAGCTGGCAAAGCAGAGCTTTTTCCACACGGACGGTACGTTCAAGATCGCGGAGTATATGCACTTCTGCAACAGGCTGTTGAAGAAAGAGCCAAAGGAAAAGGGACAGGCCCCGGCCATGATCGTGTTCTGCGCCTTTGAGCAGATGCAGACCGTGATCGAGTACGGAAAGCGGTACGGATTTGCAAAAAGCTATCCGTTATTTTTCTGCAAGAACTATTCCGCGCAGGTATTAAAAGCCAACATGAAGATCGTGGGCGCGGCGGAATTTGCAGTCGTCCTCTACCGGGACAAGCTGCCGAAGTTCCGCAACGTCGGAGAGGACGGCGGAAAGCACATGGTTTTTGACTGGTTTCGTTGGGAGCGGGACAGCCGAAAGGAGTACCCGAAGATACATCCCACGCAAAAGCCGGTGGGCGTGTTGAAACGCCTGATCGAAGTGTTCACAGACCCCGGCGACGTGGTGATCGACCCGGTGGCCGGGAGCGGCACCACATTACGCGCCGCCTACGAGCTGGGGCGCAGCGCCTACGGGTTCGAGGTGGACAAGAGTTTCTACGAGGCGGCGAGAGAAAAGATGCTCGCACCGATCTTGACGGAGACAACGACAATCTGACGACCGGATGCGGTCGCGCCGTGAGAGCGGCGCGGCCTTGCCGGTTGAAGCGAGACCTGTTTCCGGCGGTGCCGGAGAGAATTTCTGTTGCGGCCGAGGGGCCGCAATGGGCTGGTATACCAGCAGTAAGTTAAGGGACAAGCCATGAAACAGGGGTGTGCCTGACGGCATACGACTGTTGAAATGGCCCGTATGCAAGCCGGTGACGGCGCATACACGCAAAAACGAGGGAGGCGTGGCCGCATGAGCCTGTATTATCGGGAACAAAAGCATATCTGCGGCAAGGACTACGCCACGGCGGGGTACATGGAGGTTGATCTGTACCCCGTGACACCAAAGCAGCACAAGGCGAGCCGGAGAGCAAAGAAGAAAGAAGCCTGTACCCTCGCCCAGCAGACCTACAACGACAACCGCTCAAAGAGATACCATGTGCAGCTTGTAAACGCCAACTTCGGAAAGGGCGACTTCTCATGGACGGGAACCTATGACGACGATCATCTGCCAGCGCCGGGAGACACCAAGCGGGCGGATATGGACTGGACGAATTACATCAAGCGGGTGTATCGCTGGTGCGATAAGAACGGCGTGGAGCGCCCAAAGTGGGTAGCCGCCACGGAATACACAACGGTGATGGCAGACGGGACGATCTGTGGCCGCCATCATCACCACGCGATCATCCAGCACACAGAGGGACTGACCCGTGACGTGCTGGAGGAGCTATGGAGCGATAAGAACGGAAACAGCATTGGCCTAACACGAGGGGAATATCTCACCGTTGACCACGGAAGCGTGGAGGGCCTTGTAAAATATATCAACAAGAACAAACGGTGCGCCCGAAGCTGGCGGCAGAGCCGTGAACTGGAAAAGCCCAAGACACCGCCGCCCAACGATACCAAGTGGAGCCGCAAAAAGCTGGAGGAGGCCAGCACCGTGTACATAGACGACGCTGCGTTCTGGGAACAGAAATACCCCGGCTACACGCTCAACCGCGTGGAAACAAAGGTGAGTAACGCCGGGCAGCGGCATACCGTTGTGATCTTGCGCCGCGCCGAGTGCTGGCACGGGCGAGGAAATATATATCGACCAAGGAGGAAATGAAAATGAACGATGCCGAACGCTTCGAGCAAATTTTTCTGTCACAGGTGGTGAGGCCGGGCGCGGACAAGTTGCTGGAGTGGCTGAAAAGCACGGACTTCTTCACGGCTCCGGCCAGCACACGGTTTCACGGGGCCTATCCCGGCGGGCTGGTGAAGCACAGCCTGAATGTGTATTATGCCCTGCTGGGGAATTTCAATCTGCGCGGTCTGTATTCGCTGCAGACACAGACCATCGTGGCGCTGTTGCATGACGTGTGCAAGGCGAACTACTATGCCGGGGAATATCCTGACTATACCGTGAAAGATCAGATGCCCATGGGACATGGGGAGAAGTCTGTCTATCTCGTGATGAAGCACATGGAGCTGACGGACGACGAGGCCCTTGCCATCCGCTGGCACATGGGCGCGTATGACGATGCTTTCCGTGGAGGGAGCCGTGCGCTGAATGCCGCCATGGAAAGAACGCCGCTTGTGCTGGAGCTGCATTACGCGGACATGATAGCGACGCAGAGAGAAAAGAACGAAGAGGTGCTGTGAATGGCGTACCGGCTGGAGCTATCCGATCTGCCGCCGCGTTACCGGGCGCAGGCAGAGGCACAGCTTGCCGGGCGCGGGAAAAAGCGGGGCGACACCGTGACGGCGGCGGCCCGTGCCGCTGCCATGTCCGGGCTGAAATTTGACAGTCGGGGCGAGTATGAATACTACGTTGGCACCGTCGCGCCAAAAGTAGGACGCGGGGAGATCGTGAAGTGGGAAGCGCACCCGTGCTTTCTGCTGTTCCCGGCGGGGGAATACAACGGCGTGAAGCTGCGGAGCGTTCAGTACACGGCGGATTTCCGGCTGACCTATGCCGACGGCACCGTGGAGATCGTGGAGATCAAGAGCAAGTTTGTCCGGCGGATGCAGCGGGATTATCCAGTCCGGCGGCGGGTGTTTCTGGAGCTGATCGCCCGTCCGGCGGGCTGGAAATTCACGGAGATCATCACGGCGGAGGACAAGGAAGAAATCAAACGCTGGCGGAAGCTGGCGGAGGAGGTATCATCATGTGGGAAAAACGGCTGACGCACTACGACAAAGACGGGCGCGTGTATTCCAGCAGGGGTTACGAGGTGGCTCTTGCAAAGCTGGCGTGGTTCGAGGACAGAGAGCAGAAGCGGGAGGAAATGCCCGTGTGCGGCCTGTGCCAGCGGCACCAAAAGCTGGAGACCGTGGACGGCACGGCGTTCTGGCTGGAATACGGCGAGGACGGCAGGCCCCGCCTTGTGATGGACAGCACGGCGCGGGGCGGCGGGCTGAATGTGCTGTGCGCGGAGTTCTGCCCCATGTGCGGGCGGTTCTGCGGGAAACTGGAGGCGGAGCATGAGGAGAAATAAGCATATCCCGGCGCATTTTGGCACCAACGCGGCCCGTCAGGCGCAGACGCGCTATCTGCGGGGGAAAACGCCGGAGAGCGAGCGGGTGGAGAAAAACCGGGAGGCGGCGGGCCATGTGATCTCTTTGTGCTTCATGGTTGCGCTGCATGACCGCTACGGCATCGGGAAAGACCGGCTTGACCGCGTGATCAACGCCGCAAACGGCGCGCTGGAGCGGTTTGCCGTCAACAAGCGCGGCGTGGGCATGGAGCGGGCGAAAAAGAAGCTGAACGAGGAGCTGGAGGGCCTGCTGACGGAACGTTTTGTGCTGCCCGCGTCAAAAGCACCGAAAAGCAACCGGGATTGGGCCTTGCTGGGCGAACGGCGGGAAGCGGCGGAGATCGTGGTGAAATGCTATGCGCTGGGGGCGCGTCAGGCCCCCGGCTTTGGCGTGGGTCGGCGGGATGAGACCCTCCGCGCCCCGGGGGGGGTTTGTTTGTGTTTTTTTCTCTTCATCTATTCTGAACCTCCATACCGTAAACCTTCGTAATTCGATACGCTAAGCACAAGTCCCATCTCCAACAGAAGAAATACAACCGATGTACCTCCGTAACTGATAAACGGAAGCGTAATCCCTGTGTTTGGAATTGAATTTGTAACTACCGCGATGTTTAATATAACCTGGATCATCATATGCGCCATTGCCCCTGCCGCTATCAAAGCGCCAAGCAGATCCGACGCTTTTGTTGAAATCACAAAAAAACGCCAAATAAGAATCAAAAATAAAAGAATGATAAATCCTGCTCCGATCAATCCCAATTCTTCACAGATAATAGAAAAAATCATATCATTTTGAGCCTCTGGAAGAAATCCGAGTTTTTGTACACTGTTGCCTAATCCCCTTCCGAACAGACCTCCGCTGCCGATTGCATATAGTCCCTGCAGCGTCTGATACCCTTTTTCATATTGCTCCGGATGTCTCCAGATTGCCAGGCGTTCCAATCGATAACTTTCCATCGCCAGAAAAACCGTCATAAATCCTACGCCGATACTTCCCATCAATATAAAACGGACGTATTTCGGATCCGCTACAAAAATCAGAACAACCGCAATTCCGAGAATGATGATCGCAGTGCTTAAATTACTTGCTCCGACCAGACCTACGATCGGCAAAACCGGAATCATCATAAGTATCAT